AGTCTTTCCTGACGAATTAAATATATAAAGCTTTCCGTCAGCATCCGACCCAAGCATCACTGACTTACTCGGATTATCTACTACCAAGAAGGATTGATTTGGAAATGCTCCAATGTGTGGATTAGTTGTTCCTCTTAGTTCTGCATCTCCCACTACAATAGGTTGCCACGAACAACTATCATCTCCATCTTCACGAAGGAATTTAGTACCACCTCCCTCGCCTGTTGAGAGTACTGCTGTACCTTCGACTGCTGAACTAATACCTGTTAAGTTACTTCCATCTAAAATGGGTAATGTATTATTAGCAGACAACTGAACTACATTACCTATAGATACTCCTACATCCAACAGTGCCGCAGTACCTAATACTAGGTCACTTATATCAGCTTTAAAAAGAGAGACAGTTCCTGTCTTACCAGCGACTGATTGTACCGCTTCTTCCCCACTTTGCAAAGCACTATCTGCTTTAGCTCCTTGAGCTGCTGTAGCGTAATCTGCACTTGCTGTTGTAGCTGCTGTACCTAGTCCTAAGTCTGATCTGATTTGTGTTAACCCTGCAGAACCTATTGCCCCTAAACTTACAAAGTTAGTACCATCAGATGCAATCATCGTACCGTTTGCTTGTGCAATGGTAGAGATGTCAGTTAAGTTAGAAGCTAGTGATTGAGTGGCTGCTTGTAGTTCAGATACTTTTACACTAAACGTTGTACCTTGTGAAGTATCGTTGAGGGGTAAGATGTCGTTAGCGTCAGGTGTCGCGTTTAACGGTACAAGTTCGGATATTTTTTTATTAGCCATTTAAGAACAAAGGTTAGAAGGTAAAGTTTATAATAGGAAGACTGAATGGACCATATAATTGTGTTGTTGTATCTCTAGCCCTGTACGAAGCTCGTAAAATATCTCCAGAAGAAAACTGAGAAGACAAATCAAAAGTTCTAGTAGGTGTTGGAGTTTGAAATATCAATCTTTTAAGAGGGCTGAATCTAATTAAGAACAAATCATACCGATCCGCATTAGGTACTGCATCATAAGTAAACACTGCAATGCTACCTGTTATTTCAACACTTAGTGTACTATCAGCGTTTGTATAAATGTTAGCTGTAGGTGGTACTGGTGACCCTTCGTCAAACTGTATTATCTCTCTAGCTTCTGTTAGTATTACCTGATTGGCTTCTGTTAACAGTGCATCAGTAATCGCATCAAAACCGTACAGCTCTTCAAAGCTAGGTCTTGTGAATTGATTAGGTAAACCTTCTAGTGAACTAGGTTTTAACTGTTCTGATGGAAAGGTGATTGACATTTGTTTTTACAAAGAGTGTGTAGTTCCTCTGGCATATACACTGTAAGTACCATCTTGATAAGTACTTATGTTACCTCTAATCTTTTCGTAATGTCCGTGGTCATCTCTAATCATAAATGATCCGTTAGCTTCTACAGTTTCCCTGTGTATTACAAACCAAATACCTGCAATCTCAGCTTCAATGTCTACCACTGCACCGTTAGTAACACCACTTGCAGCTACTACAAAGGTCCAGCCTTTTGCTCTTTCAGATGAGATGCTACTACCAGGTGCTGCACTTTCTGCTCCGTCTAGTAAAGTCTTTTTAAATAAAGTAATTAAATTATTCATAGTAATAGTAGTAGATTAAGATGGCATCTGTATTCCTGCTTGTCCACCTTGTAAACTCATTGTAGGTCTACGTGACACAGTCAAACGTTTTGTTCCTTTTTTCCTTACACCTGAAGTACTCGTTCTTTTCTTAGGTGATCCTACTGTTGAAGCTGTTGCTGTAGGTGGAGGTGGTGGAGGTGGAGGAGGTGCTGGTGGAGGCAAAGGTTCAGGCATCTTTGGTGAGGACATACACATATCTAGTCTTTTGTTAAAATGTTGTTTTGTATTTGATCGTTATAAGTTTGCCTAAGAAATCTGATTACAGATACTTGACCACTCTTAAACCAAACATCTTTTTCTGTGTTCGTCAAGTCAGGACATTTGTCAGGGTATAATTGTTCTAAGCGTTTAATCATAGCCTCGCTTATAGCTGGCATTAGTTCATCTTCCATTATTGCGTGTCTCCAGTCCATATATAAAGTGGTGTCATTTCTCCTACGTAAGCTCCTGCAATGTTAAAGCTAAAGAACTCCATAGCATCTTCCATTGTCATGTCATCTCTAATCATAAGTATCTCTAAGATTCCTTCAATAGAATAAACATATCTTCCATCGTTATACTCTTGACCTATGATAGCTTCATCAAATCCATCTGCTTTTATCTGCTCTTTTTCTATAGGTGCTATCATTTATTATAACTCCTATCATCTAGTTCACTAGGTAAACTACCTTTTGTTATTTGATCTTCGGTCCACAGGAACGCACTGGCATTCCACAGTATAGCACCTGCGTGATCTTCTGATTCATCTCCTTCACTAAGTGCTAACAAATGTCTACTCATGCTATCTATTAATCTACTGAGTGGGAATCCGTTGTGCCAGTTGTTGTCTCCGTAGAGTTTTCCTCCTTCTTCAAATCGTTTGGCAAGGGAGCGAAGGGCGATTGGAGGAATAAGGCTGAATCGTCCTCGTCCAGTAGCCCTGTCACGCTTCGCACCAGAGGCATAATGTTCTTTCTCTCCAGAGTTTGGTAGTTCTTCGGTGTCCATAATTTTGTTATCTGTTTTTGTTTTTTATTGTATTCTTGTTTTCTTAATAGTCTAGCCATCCAAGCATTCATTAAGGCATCTTGTTCATCTTGTCCTTTCTTCTCGTACATTGCGACAACAGATTCCCAAGTGTATCCGTGTTCGTCTAACCACTTCTTAGCAGTCACAGCTCCTACTCCTTTTGCACCACTGAATCCATCTGTTGAATCTCCCATCAGTGATTGTAGTAGGTGGAAGTTATCTGCTTCTTCTTCAGTAGGTTCGTGGTATTCTTCTCTGTTATAATCATAGAAGATTCCTGGTACACTCTTGAAGTCCTTGTCTATTGATACAATGATTCTCTTGTCTAACCTGTTCGGTCTTTCGGTAGCTAAGATACTTAACACATCATCTGCTTCTACATTAGCCCACAGTTGTGCGTCTAGTTCCTCTATCATCCACTGCTTCATAGGCTTTAAGATGATAGGTAGTACTGACTTCCTTCTGTTAGATTTATAATCAGGGAATAGTTTCCTTCGGAAGTTTGCTCGGTCACTAAGTGCTAACACTACTTCATCTGCTTTGAGTAGGTCTTTGAATTGTTCTATCCTTCCTAGTACTCTTTGCTTTGCTACTGCCATGTCTGCGTGTACAGTCCAAAGCTCCTCTTCCCATTGTATATTTTCTTGTGCTATGATTGACGATTCAAATGCTAACACATCAGCGTCAATTAGTATGGTTGTTTTACTCATAGAATATGCTCCAGTTCTCTTGGTATTTTTTATATCTTGATTTACTTTGCGGTAGTACGCTCAACTTTATAGATAAAGCTTTTATTTTTTTTCTTGGTATCATCCACCAAGTGTCTTCAGGTATAACGTAGCATCCTACTACATCTATAGTATCACACATGGAAGCCTTGTGAGCTAATCCTGTACTTGTGCTCACTGTATAACTATTAGTCGATGACTTATGTGTTGTTGATTTAATCTGTACCTTTAATATACCAGCAGGGCAAGTGACAATGAAATCCCAAGGCATAGGTGTGGTAGGTACGTGAGGTTCAAAGTCTCTCTCTAGACATTCTGTTATAAACCTTGATTCTGATATTGCTCCTATCCTCTGCGAGTTTGATGAAGGCATTTCATTGTTGTTGTGTTGATTCTTCCAGTCCCAAGAGACATCTAAATCAGTTGTATCATACAAGTTTGCAAGGGACAAGTAGTAATCGTATTCAAGTTCTAGTGTGTCTGTGACCATGACTCTCCTATCTTGTACTCACCATCCATCGGACAGTTTAACTTTAACTCTTTACCTGCTGCCTTGATTGCTTGTACTGCTAACTGTCCGTATGTCTCAGCTTTCTCAGGTAGTACTTCAGCTTGGAACTCATCGTGTATGTTACCTACGAATGTATAGTCCCTGCCGTGTTGCCATTCAAGACTCTGTAGTTTGCTGTACAACTTTATCAAAGCTACCTTCATAACTACAGCACCTGCTGATTGAAGTAACATATTAAGTGCAGAGTGTGGACTTCTAATAGGAAGTATCCTTCCATCTATACCCACCAGTCTTTTACTTCGTGTTACTTTTTGTTCGATACCTTTCTTTAATATCTTTAAAGCAGGTAAGTTAGAAAGGAACTTCATCTTTAATATCTTTCCTTCCTTTAGACTACCACCTACTATCTCTCCAATCTTTCCATCTCCTGCTCCGTAAAGGAATCCATAGATGAATGTCTTAGCTTGATCCCTAGTCTTTAACCCTGCTGCTTTCTGATTCACAGTGTGGATGTCTCCTTCTAGTATATTCCTAGCGTACTCTCCACCATCCCAGTTAGCTAAGTAGTGAGCAAGCATACGAAGTTCTAACCCACTAGCGTCACAACCTACTAATTTATATCCACTCTTAGCGATGAATAAACTACGGCACTCTTCACCATAAGGAACTCTACCAGCAGGTACTTGAGCTAGGTTAGGTGAGGAGTGAGTACATCTACCTGTGACTGCACCGTTTGTATTGACTCGTCCGTGTATCCTGCCATTCTTAACTAGCTTAAGCCATCCATTCTTGCCGTCAGCTAATTGTCCTAGTCGTTTGACTACTAATAGATACTCTAATAAAAGCTCGGCAGCTGGATGGCTTATTTTTTTAAGAGTAGCTTCGTCTACCTTTACAGTCTCTCCGTCATTACTAACTGGAAGTTCAATCCCTAGTTCCTTAAATCTTTCTTTGATCTGTAAGCGACTGCCAGGATTAAACGGTGTTACTTTTTCTTGTGTCCCGATAGACTCAGCATCTTTAACTAGGTTCTGTACCATACCTCTTTTCTTAAGTATATCTTTTAACTTAGCTTTGGTAGGTGCATTGATTATCTCTACTCCATCCATGTGTTCAATCTTTAAGGACCATCCAGCAGAGGACTTCATCTGTTCAACTTTAGGTTCAAACATTTTTTGCAGTTCATCCTTCAAGCGAGCAGATACAGTGTTAAGTTTTTGTTCTAACTGTTCTGCTTTATCCACATCAAACTCAAACCCTTTGCTTTCCTGTAGTCTGATGATGTAAGCGAACCAATGTTCTACTGCTAACATCTTCTTACTAGGGTTCTGATTTATTAGGTACTCATACAATGTCTTTGTTACTATGACATCTCGTTCACAGTACTTCTTCATGTCTTCATTGTAACTGTCCCAAGCACCTTCTTCTTCTCCGTAAGATAGCTTTAATATCTCACCCATCCTGAGACCCCAGGCTTTTAAGCTGTGACTACCAATCATTTTAGTGTCAAAATTTTTCCTACTAAAATCATCTTCCTTTAAGTCTGGATTCAAACACCTACTCATAACGAGGGTGTCTTGCACTTTGACTAAAGGAGGATAGAAGTTATACAGTTTAGATAGGGCAGGTAGGTCAAAGCCTATGATGTTATGACCGATGATCTTGTCTGCTTTGCTTAACATATCTAGTCCTGCTCTCATGCCGTCACCCTCAAAGGTAATCATCTTACCTCCTATTGGATCATACACACTCATGCAATGACAGACTTTTAAATCATTTAGATTAGTGAAGTCTTCAATGCCGTTGGTTTCTATATCGAAGAATAGTATTTTCATATTTTTAAAACGGTGCTTTACCGTTATTGTTGGTTATTGTTTTGTCTTTGAATACCTCTTCATCTTCGGTGTAACGAGCACTGTCTGCATTGTAATACAATGTAGTTGCCAATCCTGTCTCACCACTGAATCTATTTTTAAGTACTCTTACTTTTGTTTCGTTGCTGTCTTCTTTCTGTTGGTTTCTTTCTAGTCCTATCACCATGTCACTTAGTTGTGAGATTGAATGACTACCTCTCAAGTCACTTAACCTAGTAACTCCTCCCTCTTCATGTCCTCCTCCGTTAGGTGGTCTTCTAAGGTGAGATACTAACACCATTCCACATCCAGTCTCTTCCACTAAGCTTCGTAGTTGTGTCATTGTGTTATCAATTAACCTTCGTTCATCATCTCCTTGGATACCACTAACTACAATAGATAGATGGTCAAGGAATATCCACTTACATCCTAGCCCTTTGCACAGGTAGCGTATCTTTGATAATAGATTATCACTTTCTGTACTTCCGAAGTGGTCATAGGTATAGAAGTTTCCGTTACCTACAGTCTCATCGAATGCTTTTCGTAACTCCTTCTCAGTCAAGGTGTTCTCCATGTGCAGAGGTTTCTTAATGTGGATACCCATGATACCTAACGCTGTCCTTCTAACACTCTCTTCAAGTGCGATGTAACCTACCGTCTCTCCAAGTCCAAGAAGGTGGTGACAGACTTCGCGACAGAACAAGGACTTACCTATCCCTGACCCAGCACAAAGTGTTACCAGTTCTCCTCTTCTAATACCGTGTGTCATTTCATTTAACGAGAGGTAAGGATAAGGTTGGCACTCTGAAGTGTCTTCCTTTATGACTGCTTGCCATATCTCTTCTCCTCCTACTATCCCATCAGGTCTGTACTCTCTCGCTTGCCACAAGCAATTAACTAACTCTTCGCTACGCTTGGCTACGATCATATCACTAGCATCTTTTAACGGTAGCTCTGCGATGGATGCCTTGCCTGGAGTTAGAAGACCAGCACATTCTGTTGCTCCCTTTCTTCCTGGGTCATCATTATCAAAGCAGAAGATTACTTTTTGAAAGGACTCCAACCAATCGATTGATTGACTAACGTACTTCTTTGCTGCTCCTGCTCCATTCGGTACAGATACTACTGCCCACTTGTTTCCGAATGCTTGTGAAATACTTAACGCATCCACCTCACCCTCGCACACCACTACTCTTCTTCCTCCATCCTTCCAAAGGTGCTGACCATATAAGCCAAGCAACTCTCCTCGAATGTGGAATTGTTTATTCGCAGTGCGTATCTTTTGTCCTACTAATGTGCCATCTCTACTTCTATAGTTCGCTATCTGGACAGGTTCTTTATTGAAGTATCCGATTTGATACCCCCACTTCTGACAGGTCTCACTTGTTAAGTTCCTTCTTGTTATATCTGTGTACTTACCAGTAAGAAATGATGTTTCACTGCTGTTACTACTCACCTTTACAGTTCCTCCTTTAGGTCTACTGTATGTAGCACAGCTGAAACACATTGTGCTTCCGTCTGCGTTGACTCCGACAGCGTCACTCGACCCACACTTTGTACATTGCTGATGCGTGTTAGTGAAAGCCATGACTTTGGTACTTGTTTATGTGCATATAATATTCCTTTCTTTTCACACCACATTGCATAAGTAGTCTTACTACCTTTGCGTATTTTATTGTAGGCGTTTTGAAATAACAACCTGATGTCTAGCTCAGGATGTTGTTCTTTGATTAGTAAATGCTTAGACCTATCCTCCGTGACCCACCTTCCCTTGGTCTCTACTATGATTCCGTTGGGAAGAATGAAGTCAGGAGTGTAGGTACTAAGTCTCTTATACTCAATGACTAACGTCTCGTACTTGTAATCTATTCCGTGACGCTTTAACTGAGCAGCTATTCTCTCTTCAAACCCACTCCTAAAAGTCGGCAGTGAGGGTGTCTTCTTCTTCTTCGGCATCAAGTGCTTGGTCCAGGGTTTCACCTCCGTTAACATATCCACCTTCAACAGCAGTGAACCCAAATGAATCAGCTGCTTGTTCTGTGAACTCACCCTCTGACAATTCAATTACTTGAACAGCTAATAAATCTAACGATAATCCTACTCCTAACAAGGAAGTGTACCAAGTCTTAGGGCGTACGTTAAGGCGTACCTTTGAACCACCTCGTACTATTGTTTCTTTGTCCCAAGGATTACCTTTTGAATCAAACAATCCAATTGAACGAGTGTACGTACTACCAGTCTTCTTACTTATTCCGTTAACAGG